ATCCGCATCCTCGCGACGGCGGCCGCGGCGGCGGCCTTGGCTCCAGCCAGGGACGAGACCTTGATCGAGCGCGGCTCGGCGACCGCGGCCGGGATCTTCTCGGGGCTGTCGTCGATCCAGATATCGACGGAGAGGCCGGCGGCCTCGGCGGCCGACCGCTTCTGCTGGTCCGGCCCGCACAGGAGGACGCCGGCGAGCTCCTCGTAGAGATCACCGAACGCGAGCCGCAGCTCGTGCCGGTTCTCTTCGTTGTCTTGCCGCCGCGTGATGCAGCAGACGCGGTTGCCGCGAGCGGTCGCGTCGGTGATGAACGACCGCCACAGGCCCGGGGCTGCGGTGAACGTGCCGTCGAAGTCGAGGGAGATCGTCAGCCCGCGTGGCTCGGCCCGGTGGGCCACCATGCCGCGGGCCTGTCGCCAGGCGTCGAGGGATCGCGACGACAGGGCGGACGACGGGTACGCGGCCCGGGTAACCGGGGAAAGATCGTAGAGGCCCGAGGCCTCGGTGATCGTCCGCGTCACGTTGCCGCGATCGTCCTCCTCCCAGGTCTCACCCTTCGCGTTGGCCGTGAACGCGAACGACGATCCGAAGATCGTCTTCGAGCGGATCAGCGTCACGACCTCGGCGGCCGTCGGCGTCGCCACTGGGTCGGCCTCGTAGGCCAGGCCCTTGTCCGTCTTCTCGATCCGGAGCGAGCCGTTCGTCGTCCGCGCCAGGATCTTCGAGTCGTCGTGGTTGAACAGGAGCGGCACGTCGAGCCGCTTCTTCGCGAGGATCTTGTCGAACGCGGTCGCGGCGAACTTCTCCCGAAAACCTCCCAAGTCGACAGAGAGCGAGTCCCAGGGGGGAGCCACGCCGCGAATCTTCGGGGCCTCGCCGTCCCGCTGCTCGACCGTCAGCTCGCCGCCTTCGGCGAGCGGGATGTAGCGCCTCTCCAGTTCCATCGTCCTAGCCTCCTGCCTGCGGTGGCATGGGGTTCGTGCCGTCGACCATCTGGGACGCGAGGGCCTCGGTGATCGTCGGGAATGCCGCCGTGATCAGGGCGACCGCCGCGTCCTTGTCGATAGTGCCGGCGGCGATCTGGCCCAGGACCTCGAGGAGCGCCGTCACCTGGGCACCGTTGAGCGCGGTCGCGGCCAGGTCCGCCCCAGAGGCGGCAGCGGCGAGCGGGTCCACCGTCGAGTCGATCTCGGCCGGCGTCGCCGGCTCGTCCGCCGGCGGCTCGCCGTCGGCGACGACGGTCCCGCCTTCCGGCGCGGCCGCGTTGCCAAGCGTCGAGAACCCGAGCTGCATGTACGTTTCGTCCGCCGCCGGGTCCTCGAGGAGCGGGAGGTCTTCCATCTCGCGCAGCTCTTGGGGTTTTAGTGCGCCCATGTTGAACAAAGCTTGATACAGCTGGACGCGGCTCGCGGTGTCGGCCCGGAGGATCCCGCGGTTGTCCAGACGGGCGTATACGTCCTCGCCGTAGACCGGCTGGAGCATCATGTCGAGCGGGCCTTCCATGCGGCGGGCCCAGGGCAGGAGGCACCAGACCTGCGCCGACAGGTGCTCCTGCTCGACGTTCGACCAGCGAGCCATCTTGTGATCGCCGACGAGCGTGCTGGGCACGCCCCAGGCCCGGGCGATGTCGGGGAGGATCGAGTCCCGCAGCTCCTGGTACTGGTTCGCCTCCATCGAGTTCGACTCGATCGGCTTGAGCTGGGTCTTCTTCGGGAGGACGGCGATCGACCCGCGGTTCCGGGCCCCGCCGTAGATCTCGCGAAGCTGGGCCCGGAGGGCGGACATCGCCTCGTCGGGGATCTTCTCCTGGAGCTCCATCACCATGTCAGGCCGGGCCGAGTTCGCCCAGAACGCGGTCGCCGCGATGTCGAGCTGCCGGGCCAGAGCGATCGAGGTCCCGCACAGCTCGGAGGGAGCCATGCCGACCAGGCCGTTGTCCGAGAGCCATCGCCAGTGGATCACCGGCTCGCGGATCGTCTCCCACGATCCGGAGTCTCCCCAGAACTGGTAGGAGACCGAGTAGTCCCGGTTCCGCAGGACGTTGACCCGGCTCGGGTGCATCGGCCGCAGCTCCGAGCAGAAGCCGCGAGGGCCGGGCATGACACGCGCGAAGGCGTTCCCGTGGAGGGCTGTCCAGTAGGCGACGAGTTGGTAGAAGTCGTAGGCGCTCTGCCAGCCGTTCGGACGCTTCCGCAGCGTGTACGAGCAGGGGAGGTCCGCGTCCTCTTTGCGGCCGCCGGGGAGCGTCCGCATCACCTGGACCGGCATGACGGCGACGGCCTGGGCGATCCACCGGACGACGGCCAGGATCGAAGAGACGCGGATCGCCTCGGTCGTGCCGATGTCGGCCGGCGAGATCGTGCCGAACCCGAACGACGCGACGGGGCTCCAGACGGAGCCGACGGCCCGCTTCTCGGGCGTGGTGCGGCGCGTGGCCCGCCGGCGGGGCGTGGACTTGGCGGGCGTCTTGCGGGCCATCTGCGGCGTCCTGCGGGCCCGGGGCGGAGAATCCCCTGGGCCTGACCAGTGTCAGACGCTCGCCGGTTCCGGCGAAGTTCGCGGGCCCGCTAGATCAGCGTGATCCGGTAGTCGTCGAGGCTCCCGGCCACGTCGTCCTCGTCGGTGCTCGCCAGCGCGAGCGCGTTCACCAGGGCCGCGATCCCGTCGATCTTCTCGTTGCTCTTCGCCTTGTCCGGCTTGATCATGCCGGTCGGGTCCGTGTACACGCAGACGTTATTCGCGTTCCACGTCGCGACCGGGTTGCCGCCGGTGCGGAGCCGCTTCTCGACGACCAGGGCCTCGAGCAGCTTGCAGGACGAGTTCAGGTACGCGGTCCGCTGCGGGATGTCCTTGACCGTGATCCCCTCGCGCTGGAGCAGCGTCTCCAGGGCCCCGGCCTGCCACGGGTCGACGCCGACCGCCTTGATCTCGTGGGTCTCGCCGTAGGCGATCAGGTCGCGGGCGACGCTCTCGTGATCCAGCCGGTGGCCGTCGGTCACGGTCACCCAGCCCTCGCGTATCCAGGTGTCATAGGGGATCCCCTCACGGACGCGATCGGCCACGGTCTCGCGCGGGACCCAGTACTTCCACTCGACAGCGTAGGAGCCGTCCTTCTCCTTGAACACGAAGGCGGCCGCGGTCATGTCGAGATTGCTCGCCAGGTCGACGCCGACCCAGCACGGCCGGCCGGCGAGCGGCTCGGCGGGGCCGGCCGAGCAGGCGGCCCAGCAGTCGCCTTGGAAAAACCTGGCGTCGGCCTCCTGCCAGACGTTCAATGAGTAACGCAAGAACTTCGACATCTTTCGCGGATCGGTCGTCGCGTCCTGATAGTCGGCCGCGAACTCGTCCTCGGGGAACGCGATCCCCATGGACGGGTTCGCCTTGCGCCAGACCTTCGGGTCGGAGAAGTCGTCGTCCGGCGCGGCCGCGTAGATCAGGCCGTAGAAGGTCGGGTTCGTGGCCGGGTCTTTCATGACCAGCTCGCAGTCCTTCCACCATTGGTAGCCGATCCCGTTGCGGTTGTCGCCGGCCGTCGAGATCGAGATCACGATCCCGTTCGCCGTGCCGCGTGTCGCGTAGGTCAAGGCGTTGACCAGGTCCGGGGTGCGGAAGGAGTGGATCTCGTCCAGGATCACCGAGCCGTTCAGGCCTTCGTTTCGCCAGGAGTCGCTCGACAGGCAGCGGATCTCCTTGCCGGTCGCCCGGTTCCGGATGATGCTCCGCGAGTCGACGACCTCGAGCATCTTCGAGAGCTTGGGCGAGGCCTCGACGGACTGCCGGATCATGCGGTACATGGTCCTGGCCTGGAGGCGGTCGTTCGCCGCGAGGAAGCAGTCCTGGGCCGGCGCGTGACAGGTGATGATGTACTGGGCGAGCTGCGACATGAGCGAGCTCTTCCGGTTCTTCTTCGGCACGAAGATCCCGGCGCGGCGATAGCGGAGCCGGCCGTCTGGCCGCCGCCAGCCGAAGAGCGGCCGCAGGACCTGGTCCTTCTGCCAGTCGATCAGCTCGATCCGCGTCGGCTCGCCGCCGTGCTCGTTCGGGTGGCGGCAGAGGGCCTGGATGAAGTCGACCGGCGCTCGCGCCGCCTCTTCGTTCCAGTCATAGCCCGGGACGTACTCGGGCCGCTTCTTCGGGTCAGGTGCGGAGCGAGAGCTTCGCGAGGACCGCGTCTTCTTCGTCGCCTTCTTCTTCGCCACTGGGCAGCTCCTGCGGGATGCGGGCCGCGGCGGCCGCGGTCAGTCCGAAGTCCCGCGCCAGTGTGACGAAGTCCCGCCGCGAGTCACGCAGGAGCTTCGCCACCGGCGAGGCGGCCTGGCCCTTGTCGGTGGCGGTGATCCAGCCTTCGGTCGCGACCGTGCCGGCGAGCTGCTCGACCTCGGAGTGGAGGTGGCACAGGATCGAGAAGGCGTCGACCCGGTCGGGCGTCAGTCGGCCGTCGGCGATCAGGATCGGGGCGGTCCGCTCCCAGAACCCGAGGGCCGCCGGGATCTTGGCGACCGAGGCAGGCGGCTTGATGCCGGCCGGCGTGGCGGCTGGCGTCTTCTGGTACATGGTGTTCCGCCCGGCCTTGGAGCGCTCGCTCGTCGGCTTCGGGACGGGGCCGCGTGATCCCATGGGAACCTCCAAAAACTCAAAACCCGACAGAAATTCGCGCAGAGGGCTCGCGGGGCTATGGACAAAATGGCAGGCGTCCGGCCGACCCCACCCCACCGGCCGCCAGCCGGCGGGCCAGTTCGGCCTGCATCGACGCCGGTCGCTCGCTCGCGGCCCGCTCTACGAGCGTGCCTGGCTCCGCCGTGGTCTCCTTGATCGCTGCCC